CTCTCTCCAACCACTTAGATTGTGTCTTGTATGTCAATGACATGAACTTGTGGCCAGGTATTGATAAAGACATGCAATACCAGTATCTTCTAAATAGTATCAGGCCTATGAAACGTAAATTCGTTCCGTGGCAGAAGGCCGATTCTGATAAGGATATTGAGTGTGTGAAAACCTATTTTGGTTACTCTAATGCCAAGGCCAAAGAGGCCCTACGTATTCTTACTGATGAACAAATCGCTGATATAAAAACAAAAATAGATACAGGCGGAGTGAAGAATAATGATAGACATTAAAGATTTAGTTGAAGTGACATTGGATGACAAAGATGATTTTTTAAAGGTACGTGAGACACTGACCCGTATTGGTGTCGCCTCCAAGAAAGACCAAACATTATACCAATCTTGCCACATACTCCACAAACGTGGTCAATACTACGTGGTACATTTCAAAGAACTATTTGCCTTAGATGGCAAAACAACAGACATTACCGAAAACGACCTATCACGCAGGAATGCTATTGCAAACCTATTGGAAGATTGGGGCTTGGTAAAGTTAGTCAATAAAAAACAAACCGAGGTGCCACCACCTATTTTCCTGTCACAGATTAAAATATTGTCACATAAGGAAAAGAGCGACTGGCAATTAACACCAAAATATAATATTGGTAAGAAACCAAATACTGGTTGACAACTGATATAAATATTGTTATAATAGTCCCATCGGGATGGGAAAAGTCAAAGGTGGAACCTGGTCCTACCGAGACTTAATACTCCAGGAAAAAGGTGCTCCACCTACCTTAGGAGCGTTAGTAAAACGGGCAGACGTAATTGCCGCTGGATAACGTAACCAGTACTTTAACCGATACGCCTTCGGGGTATCAATTTTTAATCTCGCTTTTAGGAGAAACTTATGACTAATCTTAAAGATTATTTCGGTGTCGATTTCGGCAAAATTCAACCATTCACCGTGGGATTTGATGACACAATGTCAATCATGCGTGAAGCTGCAGCGGCTGCATCTAAAGCCGTATCTTATCCTCCATACAACATCAAACAAGTATCTGCAAACAAGTACGTCATTGAAATGGCTGTTGCTGGTTTTGCTAAGTCTGATATTGAGATGACTTTGGAAGGAAACAAACTTGTAATTAAAGCTGCATCTAAAGATGCAGAGGAAGAAGAATATTTGTACAAAGGCATTGCCAACCGTGCATTTGAACGCACCTTCACTCTCGCAGACAAAGTTGAAATCAAAGACGCAGAGTTGATGAATGGTATGTTGAAAATTTGGCTAGAAAACATGGTCAAAGCACAAGATGCTATTAAGAAAATTTCAATCAAGGCCAAAGAATGAAAAGATTTCTACAAAGTATACTTGAAGCCATACAGGCCATCAAGAAACACAGGTCAGACGATACCTTAAAAGGTAGATAACCATAAGGGGTCTTGACAGACCCCTTTTTTTATGTTATAATATAGACATTATGAAAACTGAAAAACAATACATCAAAAAAGTTCGTGTTAAAACCACGTTGGAGAATTACTACGTTTGTTCACCAGAGACTAAAGAGATTGATGGTGTTCAATTTGTTTACGTAATTAAGAACATTGGTATTAGGGAAACACCTAAATTAATGCGAAAAGAATCATTAGAATATATCAGATAAGGGCTGATAGCTTAATGGTAAAGCAGTGAACTCATAATTCATTGAGTCTAGGTTCAATTCCTAGTCAGCCCACCAATTTTAAAAAAACATGAAAACAAAATTTCGTAATGCATATATGAAAGTGGCCGAGACATTTGCAGAATTGTCTTCGGCTCGTAGACTTCATGTTGGTGCTATTGTAGTAAAGGACGACCGCATCATAAGTATTGGTTACAATGGTATGCCTTCAGGTTGGGATAATGATTGTGAAGATAAAGAATACATGAGTGTTGATGCTGGTGGTTGGTTGGATTTGAATGAGATTGAAGAACGCTGGCCAAACAAAGAACAGATGCTTCCAAAGGAAGACAATCGTTGGAGAAGATATGCACTCAAAACTAAACCAGAGGTTTTACATGCTGAGACTAATGCGATTGCAAAACTTGCTAAGTCTACCGAATCTGGTATGGGTGCTACTATGTTTATTACCCACGCTCCATGTTTGGACTGTGCCAAACTTATCTACCAAAGTGGTATTAATAGTGTTCTATATCGGAACTCTTATCGGAGTGATGATGGTATCAAATTCCTACAGAAAGCATCAGTCTGGGTAGAAAAAATCTAATTCTCCTAAATAACTTGGGGTAATTGTGCCCTTAGGAGACCAGGATGATTATTCGTGTGGTTAACTGTCCAGACAAAGATTTTAAGCCCTTTGTTGAAAGAGCAGCCCAATTCTTCGCTAAAGAATTGATACCAAATACACGAATAAGAAATAATTGTATAACAGAAATTAAATTTTGTACCAAAATAACTGAATATGGTTTTGCTAGTATTGAAGATTATAATACAAAAAAACTACCTAGACAATTCCTAATAGAAATTAATCCAAATATTGGATCCAGAAGAATACTGGAAACCTTGGCACATGAAATGGTTCATGTGAAACAATATATTGATGGTGAAACGAATGATGAGTTGACCAGATGGCGAGGTAAGAAGGTTGATCCAGATAAGATTGATTATTGGATTCAGCCATGGGAGATAGATGCTTACGGCCGTGAACCTGGACTTATTACAAAGTTTGCTGTATCAGAAAATCTATGGGAAACACTTGATGATTTTGTTGATCCATCTGGTCCAATAATTCACAACCCAATCGCATGGAAAAAATAAAATATGTCGCATCCAACACAGCAAGAGTTTGTAAAAAAGTTATCATCGGATTTTCCACAAAACTTCAATAACATAAAGATGTTGGAAGTTGGTAGTTTAAATATCAACGGTACCATGAAGATACATTTTAATGAATGTGAGTATGTTGGTGTTGACGTTGATGCAGGAAAAGATGTTGACTTGGTTTGTGAAGGTCAGCTTGTCGACCATGCTGATGGCACATATGACACCACAGGTTCTTGTAATTGTTTCGAACACAATCCACATTGGATAGAAACATTTCAAAACATGTATCGTATGACTAAAAAAGATGGATTAGTTTTTATCGTAGTACCAACAACAGGTTATCCTGAACATGGTACATCAAACAAAGCACCAAATGATAGTCCTTTAACCATTGCAAAGGGTTGGGAATATTACAGTAATCTTACAGAAGAAGATTTTCGTAAAAACTTTGATATGGATAGTATGTTTTATAACTACAAATTTGAAACAAATAATACTCCCGAATTATTTTTTTACGGATTTAAAAAATAATTTTAAAAACCGCTTGCCAAGACATAAAAGTTCCTATATAATAACACTATGAAAAATTTTAAACACAAACTCTTTACGTTACAGTCCGAGTATCGCACAATTAATTGTGGTGATAGCTCATGGGCGCCGACTGGGTTTTGTGTAAAGAGAGAGAACTAATATATAAGTTCTAAAAAAGACTCCAAACACAAGACCCTAGACCTAAAAAATCTAGGGTTTTTTGTTTGTTGTTTCAATACAACACAGTGGTTGCCAGGTCATCGAATCTGGTATACAATACACACTGTTCTTTAAAAATTTGTCGTAGTTTATTGGGGTATAGCATAGTGGTAGTGCTGCGGACTTTGAATCCGTAGGTCCTTGTTCGATTCAAGGTACCCCAGCCATATAAAAACACATTAGAGATAAGCAGGAACTGGTTCGAAACAGGTCGCCTCGTTTAGTGTGTTTCTATATGGAAGATGATGCAGCGGGGTTGGTCCTGCGACTGGCCTTGAAAACCAGGTTCTCAGAAATGGGATGGGGTTCGACTCCTCCGTCTTCCGCCAAACATAGAAGGTTGCCCGAGCGGTCAAGGGAGCAGTTTGCTAAACTGTCGTTGCGAAAGCGGCGCATCGGTTCGAATCCGATACCTTCTGCCAAAACATGTAGGTGTGACCCGAAAGGCTAGGGAGCAGATTGCAAATCTGTTACATGCAGGTTCGATTCCTGTCACCTACTCCAAACATGTTGTAGAAATACAACACAGTGGTTGACAATGATTCATGGTTGTGTTATACTTCATCTATGAATTGAGAAATCAATCAAACGTTCTTTAAAAATTTGTTGTAGTTAATGCTTCGTTCGTCTATCGGTTAGGACGCTGCCCTTTCAAGGCGGAAAGACCAGTTCGATTCTGGTACGGAGTACCATTTGTTTTGTTGACGTAAGCGCTTGAGTAAACGTCAACTCTAACTAACTATGTGTATAAACGGTAATGCTGCAGCTAAATCCGTTGAGCATAGCAAATAGTGCGTCAGCAAAACAAATGGTAGTTATGGGGGTATAACTTAGCGGCTAAAGTATCTGGCTTTTAACCAGAGAACCAGAGTTCGATTCTCTGTGCCCCTACCAAAAAATTTGGAGACACGGCAAAGTGGGAGAGTTGCGGCAGACTGTAAATCTGTTCCTTCGGGTGAGTAGGTTCGAATCTTACTGTCTCCACCAAATCCCGTTACTACTTTTCGTTAAAGTAGCGTTTGATTAGCGATAGAGATCCGGTGGCAGAAAACCGTTAGCGAGAGAAATCTCAGGCTCTGATAGGCAGTTCCCTCTGCACACAGACATTAGAATAAAAGGGATGGACAGAGTAACTTCTCAATTAAGGGCTTGTGTGGAAACAAGTAGCTTATCCTAATTTGGTCTTAAAGTGTTCATGGACGCACATCAGCCTGTCACGCTGAAAGAAGGGGATCGTTACCCCTTAAGACCGCCAAATAATTGTTGTGAAGGAAAAAAAAATGAATATAAACGATATGGTTGGAAAAGTATTCACATCGGTAACACAAGATGGTACTGAAATGGTATTTGCGAATGATACAGAAAGATTTAAATTCTTGCATTGGCAAGATTGTTGTGAAACAGTTTACATTGAAAGTATTGTAGGCGAGTTATCAGATTTAGAAGGTGAACCACTTTTGATTGCTGAAGAAGTATCAGGTGAAATACCAGAACCTGAAGAAGGTGAATACATTGAATCTCGCTCATGGACATTTTACAAATTTGCTACACGCAAAGGTTATGTTGATGTTCGTTGGTTGGGAGAATCAAACGGTTACTATTCTGAATCAGTAGATTTGGAATATGAGTTAGTATAAGAATATTCCAGAGTAGCACAGCGGTAGTGCAGTTGACTGTTAATCAATTGGTCGTAGGTTCGATCCCTGCCTCTGGAGCCAATACGTTCCGCTTGGTTAGCGGATACTGTGACCCGCAGGATAAGAAGTGAGGTGACTCTCAAGGGTGGTAGTCTTCTTACCGAAAGGCCGCTGGCAATGCGTAAACGGTCCCTGTCGGGAAGCGGGTGGAAGGTGTGTGAGAATTGCGGAGAAATCCAAGAGATGATGCACTACAATTACCGCCGAGGGATGCAGAGCACTTAATTTCGCCCTATTAGTATAATGGCATTACACCTGTTTTGTAATCAGGTTACGGCAGTTCGATTCTGTCATGGGGCACCAGTTTTTCTCTCTGAAGCGTTATCAGGTTGCGTACACGGTTTGGGGCCGTGTGGTCAAGGTTCGAATCCTTGCAGGGAGACCAGTTTTTTTGGGGGCAGCAGTGGGCTGCGGCGTTCCCTTGCAAGGATCGTGACTAGAAGGATTCGATTTCCTCGGCCTCCACCAATTAGGTTCAGTAGCATAGTGGCAGTGCAGCATCTTCATACGGTGCGTTGTGTGAGTTCGATTCTCACCTGAACCACCAAATTATGGGCGATTAGTAAAATGAATATTACACAAGGCTACGAACCTTGAAGTGGGAGTTTGATTCTCTCATCGCCCTCCAAAATGCCGAGGTAGCTCAGTGGTAGAGCAGCGTCTTGATAAGGCGTTGGCCAAGAGTTCAATTCTCTTTCTCGGTACCAAATATCTCGCTGGTGTAATGGCAGCATAGCGGTCTCCAAAACCGTTGGTTGGGGTTCGAGTCCCTAGCGGGATGCCAATTTTATAAAAGGTGGTTAATATGAAAAATTTCAATATAGAAGAAGTCAGACAATACCTTGCAAATCAAGGTCCTGATACCAAGGTTTATCTTGGTGCCGACTCTGAAAGAATCAGAGTAAATGGTGTTTGGTATGCTGACTATGCTCTAGCAGTTGTAGTTCATATTGATGGCCGACATGGTTGTAAGATTTTCGGATATGTTCACCGTGAATTGGATTACGACCATAAGAAAAGTAAACCTGCTATGAGGTTGATGACTGAAGTTTATAAAGTTTCAGAATTGTTCCAATCATTAGCAGAAGTGTTGGAAGATTATCATGTTGAAGTTCATCTTGATTTAAATAAAGATGATATTCATGGTAGTTCATGTGTTGTTCAGCAAGCGATTGGTTATATCAAAGGTACATGTAATATGACACCAATGGTTAAACCAGATGCACCTGCTGCAAGTTTTTGTGCTGATAGATTGAAAAGAATCTTGGCAGACCAAGAAGCACTTCAATAATATGGAGAAATTAGTTTAGTGGTAAAACCACGGGTTGTGATTCCGTTATCACCAGTTCGATCCTGGTATTTCTCCCCAAATATGCCCCGTTAGCTCAGTGGTAGAGCAGTGCTTTTACACGGCGAAGGTCGGCAGTTCGAAACTGTCACGGGGTACCAACATGCTGCTTTAGCTGATGTGGTCATAGCGGTGGTCTGAAGAACCATTGAAAGAGGTTCGATTCCTCTAGGCAGCACCAAATATGCCCAAGTGACGGAATAGGTATACGTACTTGATTCAAAATCAAGGTTATGTGGGCTCGAATCCCACCTTGGGTACCATGCTCTTATAGGTAAATGGCATACCACATCCATGGTAAGGATGTATCCTAAGTTCGATTCTTAGTAGGAGCACCAACTTGTTTTAATGTTGTTAAGATAAATTCTTTTTCTTGTGTGATATATAATTCATCATCTTCAAAAGTTTTTATCTTAGTATCATATGATGGAACAAATTCAGAATCAACACAGTAATAACCATTAGGTTCATATGTTTGTTGTGCATACAATCCGTAAAACATTTCTACTGTGGGTCTTTTTGAAGTTGGTATCATATGAGTATTTATTGCCCCGGTGACGGAATTGGTATACGTGTTGGTCTTAGAAGCCAAATTTTGAGAGTTCGAGTCTCTCCTGGGGCACCAAATTTCTGGCGTTAGTATAATGGATAATACAGTAGGCTTC